GAACTGTCTGCGGGCACGTTCACACTCACGCTTGGCGCTGAGACTACGGCCGCAATCGACTGGGATTACACGACCGGCGAAATCGAATCAGCGCTGGGGGCCCTGACCGGCATTGGCCCTGGCAACGTCCAGGTGAATAGCTGGGACGGCACGACGCTCGTTGTCGAGTTCATTGGCGCGTTGGCCAACACGAACATCGCGCAAATGACGTGCGACGCGACGAATGCCGGCTATGACACCGGCGACGTGGACGTGCAAATCACGGTCAACGGCGTGGCCGGCGTCAACGAGGTGCAGCAAATCAGCTTCGGCCAGACGCCAACCGGCGGCGATTTTCGCATCAACGGCATCCTCGTGAACGGCGGTCATGCCGCAACCGCAGCAGATATCGAGGCGGCGATCGAGGACGCTGGCGGTGCAAATACTCCATGCTCCGTGGCGGGCGCAGGTCCGTTTGATGTGACCTACGACGCTCAAGGCGATATCAGCGATAGCCTATTGGATTTCACCGACTCGACTGTCTATCTCGTGCCGCTCAGTAGCACGGAGACGCAGGCCGGCGGAACGGGCGTCAACGAAACGCAAACGATCCTGTGGGATAACACCGCTCTCGGGTGGCTGGCGTTCGGCGGCGAGCAAAGCGACACGATGGTTACTGGCGCGACTACGGCCGTCGAGTTCCAGGTGGCGCTCGAGGAAATCGCCGCACTGACCGGCAATGTGTCGGTGACGGGCACCAGCCTTGCCACTGGCCTCACGGTCGAATTCGTCGCGGGGCTCGCTGAAACCGATGTCGGCTTGATTGACCTACGCGAGTCGGCAGGCATCTCCAAGGCGACCACGACCCAAGGCGTGACCGCAGTTCAGCAGCAAGAAGAAATCACGCTGCCGGCCAGCACGACCGGCGGAACATGGTCATTCACCGGCTCGATTGTCAGTCTCGACTGGGATGCGACGGCCGGCGAGATCGAGGCGGATATCGAGAGCAGCCTCTCGATTCAGTGCGCCGTGAGCGGCAGTGCGCCGCAATGGACGGTCACGCGCGACGCCACAGGCCCATTCTCAGGGCTGGAAATCGGCGTCTCCAACGTGACTGGCGACGTGACTTGTGAAGAGAGCACGACGCAGGAGGGCTCGGGCGGAGCTGCGCCAGCTTACTACCAACGCATGATGGCACGACGGAGGGCAGGTTAAATGCCAGATATCAGACAAGGCGCGGCCTTCCTTCAGTTCGGCCCGGTCGTGGCGCTCGATGGAAATACTTCGATTGAGGATCTTGATTCCGCGAATATCACAGTTCGCTGGAACGCCAATGGCACGCGACTAGCGCACGCCGGGAACATCATTCACCGCGGCAACGGCGATTACGATTTGGGAGACATTGCCTATTTAGGCGCTGGCAGTCTCACGCTCGAGTGCTTGCGGCCCACTGTCAACCTGCCGTGCGTCGTCGACTATCAGGTTATGACCGCCAAGCGGTACGACGAGAAATACGGCAACGGGGGAGTGGACGCCAATGTGACGTTCATCGCCAACGGAACCATCACAGAGAACAGCATTGCGAGCGATGCGATTACGGCCGCGAAGATTGCCCCGGCGGCAATCGACGCAGCCACGTTTGCCTCCGATGTTGACGCCGAAATTCTTAGCTACATCGTCAACGACGCCACGCAAATCGACGCATCGGCGCTCAATACGCTTTCTGGCCATGATCCAGGTGGCACTCTCGCCGCATCGTCTGAAGTGACCGGGCTGAACGTCAATACCCGCGCCAATCTCATGGTGCCAATCGAGATTGAGACACCCGACGCGAGCACGCAGGTTTATAAGATTCGCCTGTTCCTGTTCGATGTCACCGGCAACATGGAAGCGCCGGACTCGACGCCGACCGTGGCACTCGTCAACGCTGCCGGCACCGACCGCAGCAGCCGGCTATCTTCGGCCAGCAACCCGAGCACTGGCGTCTATTCGTGGGATTACACGTCGACGGCTGGCGACACCGAAGAACAGCTTGTGTGGACATTTACGGTTGTCGAAGGCGGCGCTACTCGCACCTATCCAGCAACGAGCTACGTGGTCGAAGAAACCGCATATCGCTTCAGCAGCTCGGATCGCGCCAACCTCACGGCGATATACAACAAATTGCCGAGTAAGAATTACCTGCCTGGCACGAACGATTCAACGGGCAATCTGACCAAGGGAACGAATCTGATCGGCTTCAACGACGTAAGCCAGTCGAACATCCGCACCGCGTTGGGCATGAATGGCGCAACCTTCGACGACGATATGGCGATGGTCAAGAACATAGGCATTCTGGCCATGCGCAAGGATGCCGGGTTCGCAAGCGACCTGGAAAGCTCGATTGGTCTGGTTAGCTACGTCAATCGAGACACCAACTCGGGCGCTGGCTCGTTCGACAACACGACGGATAGCGAGCAGGCGATTCGAGATAATCACCCTGCCAACTTCTCAGCTCTCGCAATCACGGCCGGCGGCTGCACAACAGTCGGCACGAACGCGGACAAGACGGGCTACACCGGCAACGTGACGGACAAGACCGGATTTGCGCTCTCGTCAACAGGACTTAATGCTTTGACGCTGACAGAGCCCACAAGCACCGACCGAACCTCATGGACTTTCGTGCAACACGTTCTCGCCATCGGGCTCCGCATGTTCGGGCGCCGAGAGCGGATTGGCAACGACACGTCAGGGCTCCTCAAGACTCTCAATACAGGCAACACGGTTATCGGCAATCAGACTTATTCGGCAGTATCGAACGGCAACGAAACCATCGGGAATTCAACGTGATATCACTCGTCAAAGAAGTCACGCTCGAATGGGAAATGCCCTTGCAGGCAGAGGGTGAGGAGTCGCCGGTGGAGCTCTACGGCTCGCACCTCTGCGGGGAAATCAACCTTGAGCCATTGCTGCGCGGATCGATCAATCTCGGACCAATGTTACTAGGCGACATCGTAATCAATGGGTGCAGTGATGGATGACGGCAAGCCGCTCTATATCGGGCAAGACAATCTCGTCGAATGGCGATTCATGCTGAACGCTGCGACCGAGGAATACGTCAACGATGCGACGGTCACATTCACGGTCAAAGACAGCGACGGCAACACCGTGGCAAGCGGATCAATGTCCTATCTCGCCGCCAGCGACGGCATCTATCAGGGCGTCGTGCCCGATGATACCGACCTGGACGACGGCGACACCTACACAATCGAAGTAACTGGAATCAGTGGAACGAGCAAGGGATTCCGTAGGTTCACAAGGGAGGCGATGTACCAGGGGGCAGAGTGCTGATGATCTGGGCCGAGCGAGTAATTGTCGCATGCGCACGATGCCAGAAGCCATTTGAACGAATGGCGTCGGAAGCCAAGAGAGCAAAGGTGCATTTCTGTAGCCGCGACTGCTACAAGCCGCCAGTTGACGGTAGATCGTGCAAAAAATGCGGCAAGACTTATAAGCCAAAAAAATGGAACAGCGGGTTTTGTTCCGACAAGTGCTTTCGTGAGGAACAGTCGGCGAATCGCAAACAGGGCAGGTGTCGCGTATGCGGCAAGGCCACGAAGAGAACCAAGAGGGCTGATGGCGATGGTTACGCCTATGCCCTGACGTGCGGAGCGAAGGAGTGCAGGAAGAAGCCAGGCAATGCGATAAACCGTTTGATTTCTGAGGTCGGTGTAGTGTGGGCGGCTTCGGCTTCACTCGCCCTGTCGCGATTGAATCAGCAGGCATCGCGCGAACGCAGGTATGGCAGAGATCCGTGGCTCAGAAAATGCGAGGCAATCGTGGGTTCGTTCAAGGGCAGGCATGTCAATGGCACAGGGAGGGTGGCCAAGCCTCCTGTTGATAACTGGCACGAGGCGGTAGGAATCGCTATTCGACGCATTGATCAGCGAGCAAAGCGAAGCCAGCAAACGAAGTGGGAACGAAAGGCAGAAACGATGTGCAGGAATTGGCGACGAAAGGAAGTGTGGTATGGCTAGCGGAATGAGCGCTGGGTTTGTCATGGATCTACTGAGAAGGCAAATGTATCGGTGCAGCCTTAGCGGTCGAGTGCTAACTCCTGAGACAATGACATTGGATCACATTATCCCACTGGCCAAAGGCGGAAAGTATTGCTGCTCCAACGTGCAATTGGTTCACAGCGATGTGAATACGGCGAAGGGAACCATGAGCAATGAGGACTTCAAGCAGATGTGCATGGATGTCGTCATGCATTTACAGGCAACTGCCAAGTTGGCATAGCCCCCCCCGGTGTCAAAGGTACTTGGAAAAATATTTCGAGAGTTGCGGTCAACCCTAGCCCCAAAATCCGTAGAGAGAGTCCGTCCGTGACAGCTTAGCTACCTTACCGGCGATGCGAGATTTCCTAACGTGTTGCGTCTTTTGGTTTTATGTGCCCTGATGGCGACTGTGACTGAACGCAGCTACGACGCGCAGCGGAAGGCGGACGCGCGAGCCGAGAAGCGCGACCTCATCATTCCGGCTCCACTCAATGTGGAGCGTCGCGAAGCGTGCGAGGCCAGTACGCCGCTTTGGCTCAGCACGTACTGCCCGGACGTGTTCTATAATCCATTCACGTTTCACCAGCGGCGCATCATCGACGATTGCGACGAGGTGCTGCTCTACGGCACGCAGAAGTGTAAGGCGGCGCAGCGCGGCGGCGGCAAATCGTCGGTGCTGAAATACGCTGCGCTCAAGTATGCACTTCGGCGGCAGATTCGCTTTCCACTGCTCATCTCGGCGACCAGCACGAAGTCAAAGAAGACCCTGCAATCGCTCGAGCGCAGGCTGGCGACGTCGGCTATCTACGATCCGCGAACGAAAGGCTTTCGGCTGTTGAACGCTCTTGCGGAAGATTATCCGCTGGAGTGCTGCATTGCCGCGTATGTCGACCCTTGGCCGTCGCGGGCTCGCAACGTGACGGCGAACGGCGGCCGGTCGGTCAATTGCGAATGGGGAGCCGACTGGTTCATTATCCCGACGTGGGCCGACGAGGAACCGCTGGGGCCGATCATGCTTGCCCTGGGGATTACATCTGACGAGCTCCAGGGCTGCAATATCTACGATCAGCGGCCGGACTTCGTGTTGCTAGACGACCTCGACTCGCGTGATTCGCTGGCAGCGCAAGACGGCGTGATGGCCGGCAAGATTGAGGAGATTATCGACAAGACCGTGGCGGGGTTGGCCGGTCAGAGTCGACGGCTTGGGCAATTCATGCTTTGCACGATCACGAGCCGCCAGGCTGCTGCGTACAAGTATTCCGACCCGGCGCAGAAGCCGGCTTGGTCCGGTGAGCGCATCCCGGCGATTCTCAAATGGCCGGAGCGACGTGACTTGTGGGACCAGTACATTGCGTTGCGGCAGGCCGGCAAGAGTGACTTGAAAGACGGCAAGCCGAAGGATGTTTTCGGTCGAGAGTCGCACGCTCTGTATCTTGCTAACCGCGAAGAGATGGATCGCGGTGCCGAAGTCGAAAACCCCTACAACTACGAATCCGGCCTATTGCCAGACGGCACGCAGAAGCAAGTCTCTGCGCTGCAGGCGTGCTTTGACTACATCGCCGACTATGGCATGGAGTCGTTTCTCACGGAGAAGCAGAACGACCCGCCGGAGGAAGACGGTGCCGAAGACTCCGGCATTACGCCGCAACTGGTCATGTCTCGCACGAACGGGCTTGATCGTTGCGAGCTGCCGCGCGGTTGCCAGAAGCTCACCGTCTTCATCGATCTTGGCGACCGGATTTGCCACTGGTGCGCCATCGCCTGGACCGATGGATGCATCGGCTACGTGGTCGACTACGGGATTGAGTTGGTCGATCGAATCTACGTCGATGGCGTGGCGCAGAAGGACCGCGACCCGAGGGCGCTCGAGGTGGCGTTACTGGAGACATTGCGGCGGTGGCGAAGCGCCTTGCAATCAACCACGTACAAGGACGGCGACGGCGTGCGCAGAGAACCCGATATCATCCTGGTCGACTCGGGCGACGGCGACCACAAGAACGCGGTCTATACCTTCGTCAAAGAGTCTGGCGGCGCGTTCCATGCGGCGAAGGGTATCGGCAAAGGCAAGTTCCACATGGGTCAGCCAGGACCGCACCGCAAGCACTTCGAGGAGTGCTATTCGCATTTTCAGCCCGACGAGCGTATCTGGCTCTACAACCACAACTCCGATCACTGGAAGCGATTTGCGCACCAGCGATTCTTGACGCAGACCCGCGACGAAGGCGGCAAGATGCAGGCCGGCACTCTGTCGCTCTTTGATTGCCCGAAGGTGGCGGCATTGCTCGACGAGCGCAAGACGTTTGCGTATCAGGTTGTCGGTGAGGTGTGGGTCGAACAATACATTCAGGGCAAGGGCTGGAAAAAAGAGTTTGTTTCGCGCGGCAAGCACAATCACTTTTTGGACGCGGTTTCTGGTTGCTGCTGCGGCGCGGCGATCGAGGGGATTCGGTTGGTGGCGACGAGCAAGCCCAAGAAAGAGCGCACCAGCCTTGCGGCTCTCAAGGCACAAGCAGGGAGGAAGGTGGGGTGAATTACGGGGACGAGAAGCATTGGCAGGTAGGAGATATCGTGACTCGAGACGGCTCAGACGAGCAGCGGATCGATGCAATCAGTGAGTGTCGCGATCTCATCATCGTGACCTGCATTAAAGCACCGGATACGCCGTGGTGTGCGATTGGTGAGACAGAAGAGAATGCGACCAGACGCTACAACTTCGTGCGGAAGGGAGTCGCAAGTCAATGAGCGATCACACCGACAACTGGCCGTGGAAGCGTCTCCCTGAGGACATGCCGCGTCCGCCGGAGGTTTACCGCTATCGACTTTCGGACGGCAAAGACAAGATGCTTCCCGCCACCCATGCGGAAGCGAAGGCGCAGGGGACCGGAGGATGAATGATGTCATGGCTTAATTCGCACGTTCGATTCGAAGACCACCGAGCGATTCTCTATATCAGTCGCCGCAGCCGAAGTGGAGGCGACCGAATCAATGCCCTGCTTATGGATGCCGCCGAGCCTCACGTTATCGAGCCGCTCGTGCGGCTCCTAATTATGGAGGCACGACCCGAATTGTCGGGCTGCTGCATCTGGGCGCTGAACTTCAACTACGATCTGTACGCTTGGGAGATCGGTATCTCTCACCCATCACTGCCGGCTGTCCCCGATGGCTGCATGTCGAAGCGGATTCCTCTATATCCAGAGCCGGCTGAGGCAGCCGCATGACCGACACCAACACCGTCCGCGGCTACTCGCCGTTTTACCTTGAAGTCGTCGATGGCACCGTCACGGTTGCCGCCGAAGTCGTGCTCAACACGATTCGCCATGAGCCGCCGTGGTACGCATGGGCCGAAGGCGACAAGATGCTCGCCGTGCTCTTTGCAAGGAATGAGGTCATGGCGCGGCAGCAGGCGATGTTTATTTGCCAGATGACCGGCGTTCTTCATCGAACCGGAACCGCCGCGATGCCGCACAGCGAAAAGGACTTGGTGAACCTGGCATTGATGCCGTGGTTCGGTGAAGAGAACCACTACGATTGGCTCTCTGGTCCGAAGTGCGCGGAGTATGTACCGCCGTCTGTTGGTCAGTCTGACCTGACGTTGCCGGCGCTGACGATCGAAGCAACCCCAGGGGGGCAGGTATGAGCGATAAACGACCGACGTTTGGTGAAATGAAAGCTGAGTCCAGTGGCAGCGAATCCAGCCTGCGATGCCCAGGATGTAATGCCGTATTGTTTGTCTACAAGACCACCAACGGAAAGACGGTCATTTGGCGGCACGAAGCATGTCGAAACCCGTCTTGCAAGAAAGCGTTCAAAACTCGCCAGCCACGCAAGGAGATTGTGCGTGAAATTGAGCGCCGCCGAGATGAGTCCAGCTCTGGACAAGTTGAGTTGAGGGTACTAAGGGATATCGCGTAGAGTTTAAGTGCATACAAATTTGGGGGCCGTGCAACCTTGCATGGCTCGCGTCTGGACCGAGCTGGCCGGCTCGTTTCGGTGACGCAATTCATCGAGCTCCATTGCGGGGGTTCGTGCGAGTAATCGCGCGTGCCCCCGCTTTTCTTTTGGTGCTCGATGGCTGAAATCACCAACGACGAAATCTCGGAAGCTGCCCGTTCAGCAGAGAGCGCGGCGGCTGGTGATAAGTCGATGACCAGGGCCAGCATCAAAGACATGATCCTGGCCCAAGACCACGCCGCCAAGCAGGCCGTTGTAGCGGACCCGTTCAGTTGCTTGAACGTTCGCCGTCGCAAGCCGCCGGGAGGTGGCTAGTGGCAAGGCTTCTTGATCATACCGGCAGTCCATTCCCTGATCGCCAAGGTCGACTAGGGATTGTCGATATGCGCAGCAGCCATCGCCGCGCCAGGATGTCTTACGACGCTGCCGGCGATTCGGTGGAGTTCCAAAATCACTGGGCTTCCGCAGACTCGCTCGACGCCGACTGCGCTAACAATCTGTCGGTTCGTCGCAAGCTCCGCAACCGCTCGCGGTATGAAGCCGGCTCAAACCCCTATTACAAGGGCATCCTGCGAACCTATTGCAATTCGCTAGTCGGTACTGGGCCATCGCTGCGAATGCTCAGCAAGAACCGCGACTTCAATCAACTGGTTGAGCGCGAATGGTTTAAGTGGACGCACGAGGTTCATCTCTCGCGCAAGCTCTGGTCGATGGCCTATGCCAAGACCACGGATGGAGAAGCCTTTGCGGTCTTGCAAACCAACCCCGCCTTGCCGGGCGTGCAGCTCGATTTCATGCCGATCGAGGCGGAGCAGGTTCATTCGCCGTATGTTCCACACGACGAGCCCGGCTACGTCGACGGAATCAAGTACGACGAGCACGGCAATATCGAATGGTACGACGTTCTGCCGTATCACCCTGGAAGCAACTATGCCTTTGCAAATCAAGACCCGATTCGCGTTCCTCCGCAGAATGTCTTGCACTGGTTCAGGAGTGAGCGCCCTGGCACGCATCGCGGGGTTCCTGAGTGTACAAGCGCCCTAAACACTGGCGCGTCTTCGCGCCGCCATCGCGAGGCGACCATTACGGCAGCAGAGCACGCCGCCGATCTTGCCGCGCTGATTATGACCGACCTGCCACCCAATGGCGAAGCGGATCTTGCCAGCCCGTTTACTTCGGTCGACTTCGAACGCGGCCAGCTGACTTCGCTGCCGATGGGTTGGAAAGCGGAGCAGATGGAAGGCAAGCATCCAAACGCACAGTATGCTGACTTTCACCGTCTGCAAATCAGCGAACAGGGGCGACCGCTAGAACTTCCGTACAACCTTGCCTCGTGTGACTCGTCTACCTACAGCTTCGCCTCTGGCAAGCTCGATACGATTTGCTTCCGCAAGCGATTGGACGTAGAGCGCGGCGACGGCGACCTGATGGTGATGGATCGGCTGTTTGCGGCTTGGTTCCGTGAGTGGACGGTTCTCACCGGGAACGTCTTCACGCCAGCGCATCAGTGGGACTGGCCAGCGCATCCGGTGATTGACGCCGTGCAAGAGGCGAACGCGCGACGCACGGAACTGCACGATGGCACGCTGACCTATCGTCAGGTCATGTCCGATAAGGGGCAGGACTACGAAGACCACCTGACCATCCAAGCAGAAGATATCTTTGGCGAGGCCGATGACGAGAACATCGCCAAGGTTCGCCTGATCAACCTTCTTCGCACGACCCCACAGCACGCGATTCAATACGTCGCCGCTGTCGTGGGCATTGAACTGCCGAGCGCCGCTGCGCCGCAGCCTTCTCAACCGAAGCCAATGGAGGTCAATGAAGATGACACAGTCGTCGTATAAGGCGAGGTTCGCGTCGGCATACACCGCAACGTTCGTTGGCGAAACCGAGCCAGTGACAGTCAAGGCCGCCGCAACCGAAGGTGGGCCGCCGTCATTCGGTGGCATCGCCTACAGCGGTGGAAGGGTCTCTGGTTCAACGTGCAGGCCGCCGCTCGATGGCGACTACGTGATCGACCTGTCGGGCACCGAGGCGACAAAGAATCCGAAAGCCAATCTCGACCACCACCGCACGTCGCGAGTCGGTCACGTCACCGACTATCAGAACGACGGCAAGCAAATCAGCATTCTCGGACTTCTCTCGGCAAGAACGCCATCGCAAGCGGAAGTAGTCGAGAGTGCAGCCAATCAATACACCTGGGAAATCTCCAGCGAGTTCGGTCTGCCACGACCGGAAAAGCTAGCCGCTGGAAAGTCTGAAGTGATCAACGGCCGCAAGTTCTTTGGGCCGCTCTACGTCTTCCGCAAAAGCAAGTTCACCGGCGTTGGGTTCGTCGACCAGGGTGCCGACGAAGGCAACGAAGTCACCATCGCGGCCAGCGCCGCAGGAGCAAAAACAATGTCCAAGTTTGAAGAGTTCGCGGCAAGTCTGAGCATCGACCTTGACCACGCCAGCGAAGACCAAAAGGCGCGACTTCAAAAACTGTTCGATCTGGAACAGGGCGGCAAGACCAGCGCTGAACTGAGCGGCGGCCGGCGGAAGTCGTTTGCGGAGGAAGCTGCCGAGGCTCGAAAAGACAACGAGCGCCAGGAAACCATTGCGAAGATGGGCCGCGAGGCCATGCGGGACTACCCGCTCTACATCGACCAGATTGAGCGAGCGGTTACGGACGCGCACGCTTCCAACATGAGTGCCGATCAGTTCGAGTTGGAATTGCTTCGCGGCCTGCGGACGAAGACCGGAACTTTCGTCTCACGTCAGACCGGCTCTGGCAACGATCCGAAGGTGATTGAGGCCGCGCTAGCCATGCAATCCGGCTTGCCGAACTTGGAAAAGGTCTACGGCGAGCGAGTTCTCGACGCCGTAGACCGCTCGGGACTTCGCACTGGATTCAGTCTCCAGCAAGCGCTGCTGCAGGCCGCTCACGCCAACGGCTATTCCTGCCGCGCGGGCGAGCGAATCACCGTGGGCAATATCCGCTCGGTGCTTGAATACGCATTCCCGCCGGTCATGGCTCGCATGTCTGGGTTCAGCGCAACGACCTTGCCCAACATCCTGGGCGCTGTTGCGAACAAGATGATCCTGGCCGGCTACATGGAATCGGAAAACTCATGGAGGGAACTGGCCGAGATCAAGCCGGTTTCGAACTTCTACACGCAAAACCACTACCGAATGCTGGACAGTCTTGAATACGAGGAAGTCGGCAGCGGTGGTGAGTTGCATCTCGGGACGCTTGGCGAGGAAACGTACACCAGCCAAGCCAAGACCTACGGCAAAATGCTGGGCATCACCCGTACTCAAATCATCAACGACGACTTAGGCGCGTTCGGTGACTTGCGTTCTCGTCTCGGCCGTGGTGCCGCGAAGAAGTTCTGCAATGTCTTCTGGGCCGCGTTCATGAACAACTCGTCGTTCTTTACGAGCGCCCTAACTAACTACATCGAAGGATCGACGACGAACCTTGGAACCGATGGCGTTGGCCTGGGGCTGGGCGTCAAGCAATTCCGCAAGATGACGACGCCATCGGCTGATGGCACTAAGCGGGTCGGCGTTTCGACTCGGCCCACCAAGCTGCTAGTTCCGCCGGAACTGGAAACGATTGCCGACGCCCTTTACATCGCGCGCAACCACGATCAGGTGGCCGTCAGCTCGGTAAACGTCCACGCCAACAAGTACCGCCCGATCGTTGAAAACCGTCTCAGCGATTCGGCTTTCACCGGCTACAGCACCACGGCTTGGTTCCTTTTCGGCGACGAAATGAAGCCGATGCTCGTCACGTTCTTGAACGGGCAGGAGTCTCCGACAGTCGAGAGCACCGACGCCGATTTCAGCACGCTCGGAATTCAGTTTCGAGGGTATCACGACTTCGGCTGTGACAAGAGCGAATACCTCGCCGGCCTCAAGAGCAAGGGCGCGACGTAATGCATGTTTTGATCAAGACCAACATCGGCACGAACGACGGCTGGTGTCCTCCGTTCATGGACGGAGAGACACACAAAGTCGACGACGCCATTGGAAAGCGGCTCATTGCAAGCGGGTGGGCGGTGGAAGTCGCCGACCGACCTGTCGAGCCAGAAGAACCAGAAAAACCGTCTCGGCCGCAGGCCAAGAAATCCAATCCCGAAAAGTAAAGGAACTTCAAAATGGCACAGACTGCTGCCGTCCCTGTTCACTTTCCAGGCGAACGCATCGACCATACACCAGGCTCGGCAGTGACGCCTGGTCAGGTGGTGGAAATCGGCGGTCACGCATTCGTCGCCGACGTGGCCATTGCGGCCAATACACTTGGGTCACTGCCTGCTGTCGGCGTGTTCGACGTTCCCAAGGCATCTGGCGAAATCGCCGCTGGTGCTGACGTGTACTGGGACAACAACGGCACGCCGAATGTCGGCGATGCTTCCAGCGGTGCGGCCACTGGCACGGCAACCGGCAACACGCAGCTCGGCATGGCCGTTGCTGTCGCGCTTACGGGCGCTACCTATGTCCGTGTTATGAAGCGCACGGCCGCGAACTCGACGGCCGTGCCAGTCTATGGAGTTGAGGCCGTTACCGCAGCTGGCACGGCTCAAGCCAATGCCACGGCAGTTGGCGCGGCGACGACTCTCGCCATCGTCACCGGCACCAACGGCACCTTGAGTGTCAAGCTGCCAGCCGGTCTTGGCAACGGCACGTGCATCGTGGTCAAGAACATCGAGACCAACGTGTTGAAGGTGTTCCCTGGAAGTGGCGAGGCAATCAATGCGCTCTCCCTGAACACTGCCATCAGCATGGCCAACAACACCATCGCCACGTTCTTCAAGGGCAACCTGACGACGTGGTACACGCATCCGCTGTTGCCTTCGTAATGACTTTGCCCCCTCGCTCCAACCCGGTCGGTCACGCTCACGACCGGCCGGGTTGCTTTGTTTTATGCCGACCAACTTCGACGAAATGTTCGCCGAGAAGTGTTCTCCGATGCTCAACGATTTATTCGGCGAGTCGGCGACTTACTTTCCGTGCAATCGTCTGCCGAGTGGCCGGGCAATCACCGTTCGCATCAACCGCAACCGTGCGGAGCGCAACGACCAAGGTGTCATGGTTCCCATGCTGACCTTCACTGTGATCGACAGTAGCACGACCGGCATCAGTCGCAGCGAAGTTTCGATTGGCAGGGACCAGATTCTTTTGAAGATCGAGCCGAACGGAGAGTCGGAGCGGCGCACGGTGGGCGCGATTGTCGAGGAGTCGGGCGGGGAACTGGAATTCATGGTGGGCTAAATGAGTGTTCGAGCTATCCGTCGAGATCGATCAGCAGCAACTATCAGCGGTCAAAGCTGCGCTGGGGCAGATACCCGGCGCGGTGCGTCGCGCGATGGTGGGTGCGCTGAACGACACGGCGAAGACGGTGCGCGCCGGTATTTCCAAGGATGTTCGCAGGCTGGTGAACATCAAGAAAAAGGACATCGACCAGTACCTCAAGATCAAACTGGCGCACCCAGCGTCCGCTCCGTCCGCTCTTGTCACGGTCGAGAAATCGGCGCGTCTGCCTCTCAAGTATTTCGGCGCTCGCCAGAACGCCGCCGGTGTGAAGTACAAGATCAGCAAGGTTGGCAAGTCAAAGAACTTCCTGCCGTCCGGGTTCATGGGACCGAAGCCAGGGGCGATTGCTCGCCGGCTCGGCGGTCATGTCTTCAAGCGAGTCGGCACGAAGCGGCTGCCAATCCGAAAACAGTACGGCCCTTCCGCCTGGGGAGTGGTCGCGAAGAACGGACTCGATGCGCAGGCCGCGAAGGACGGCCAAGCCATTCTTCGCAAAAACATCCAGCGTCGTCTCAACGAGGGCCTGCTCCGTGTAGCAGGTAAGATCCGATGACCGTCGCCACTCGATATCCCGTCGTCGAGAGAATCGCACAGCTTCTCTACGCGCGCCTGGAGTTGCTGCTCTACGGTTCGTTCAACACTCGCGCCTCGGCGATTGTTCGCGCTGCCGAGCACTTCCGCGCCACGAAGCCCGGCGAACTGACCGGCGCTTTTCGATTGCAAGATCGGCTGGTGCTGTTGTCGCACTCTGACGCCGACGTAGGCAATGCGGAGGCGGCATCCCTGGGGATGCTCGAAAACATGCAGCGATTCGAGGCGGCTTGCTTCGTCATGCCGAGCGGCAACGACAAGACGCCTACCGACACGATCGTCAACGTGTTCGCTGCGGACGTGAAGAAAGCCATCACCGCGGCGGAATCGTCCAGTTACGACTGGGCGCAAATGAACGGCCTGGCGATGAACAGCCGGTTACAGCCGGTGGTCAAGTTCGACTCTGCCGACTGGTGGGGCTGCATTGTGCCGCTGGTGGTCGAGTATCGCACCGACGAAACAAACCCCTATCAAGTGAGGTAGGTTCATGCCGCTACTCACCAAGAAAGTTCAGCTCATCGCAAAGGTCGAGGGGACCGTCGGCACGGCCGAAAGCCTCAGTACCGCAGATGGTGAATTCAACGCCTACGATATCGTGATTCAAAAGGCGATCGAAGTTCAGCAGCGCCAGCAGCAAGGCAGTTTCTCGAAGATCCCGAGCGTGCCAGGTGCTCGCGCTGGCCGGGTCACGTTCTCGATGGATGTGATTGGCGGCGCATCTGACCCGCCTTGGGCCGCGACGTTTCTGCCGGCTTGCGGTTGGGTGGGCAGTTCGCACGTTTATACGCCGGTCAGCGCTCCCCCTGGTTCTGGCAACGTCAAGACAGTAACGATTGGCGTCTATCAGAACGGCATGCGTAAGGTGCTGCGCGGTTGCATGGGCTCCTGGTCGCTGACGTGGGTAGCTGGCATGCCCATGCGGATCAACTTCGACTTCATGGGCATCTGGGTTGCGCCGACAGATACCGCGATGCTCTCCGTCAACTATCCGACGACGCTCCCGCTGCGGTTCGCCTCGAGCGCAATCACGCTCAACTCATCTTCGCTCGCGCTCAAGACGCTCACGATCAACTCGGGAAACAACGTCGTGATGCGCGAGGATGCGAACGACTCGAGTGGCTACGCTTCCGCGATTGTGACCGACCGCACCGTGAACGGCAGCTTCGACCCGTACGCGGAACTTGTCGCCACGCGCGACGATTGGGGGCTGTTCCTTGCTGGCACGGAGCATGCCTTAGCGGCGAGCATTGGCTCTGGCGGCGCTGGCGTGGCGATTGCCGCGCCGAAACTCCAGCGAATCAACGTGCAAGACGAGGACGACGACGGCAAGCGCCGCAACACAATCGAGTTCCAGTGCAACGCCTCGGCGGACGCTGGCGACGACGAATTTTCCTTCACGATTTCACAGTAGCAGAACATGAAACGCGCTCTCGAACCTGGGGCAAAAATCAAAATCGCACTGGAAGGCGACCGGCCTTTGACGGTTGTTTTCCATTCGCTCTCGCTGCGTGACTATCTCGCGTTCTGCGAAGAACTAACGAGCGTCGACAACAGCTATTCCGGCATGTGCAAGCACTTCGTTGGCATCGCCAAGAAATACGCGAAGTCGATTCTCGAAGGCGAGACAGAGCACTCAGTCGACGAGATTGATTTGCTGCTTGGTCCTGCTGACGTGCGCGATGTGGTCTTGGAATTCCGCGACGCTCACTTATTGAGCTATGAGGATAAAAAAAAATACGAGTCGCAAGCCTCATCCATTTCGGACAACTCTGTTCAGAGTGCGTAGGGTCTTGCCGGCAAACTGTCAACGACGGAATGCCTGTACTGGTCGAGTGCCCTGGTTGCTCGGAGCGCGGATGCGAGCGATGCAACGGCGTGGGCTCGTTTGAGTTGAACGGCTGTCCGTGTGCCTTTGTGGGAGACGAGATTTGGCAGGCGATTGACCTTGCCGACGACTACGAAAAAGGATTGCCGCCGGTTGCTGGCGGAACCTTGGATCAGTCGCCTTGGATCAATGCACTGAGGCGGCGAGTGGTGAACGAACGCGAGCGCGTGAAGCTGGAGTTAACGCCGCATGGCCGGTGATATCACGATCAAGATTGGCGGCAAGTCGAC